ACTATGAGGATTTTCAATTTCTTAGAAGCCAAGAAGCTTGCCTATGACGACTTGCTGGGCAGTAACAATTCCAAGTTCTACAAAGGAGGCTGTACCTAATGTCTAGTTGCGACGAATTATTCCAAGAACGTCAACGCCTTATTCGCGAGAAGGCACAAAATGACGCTGACCTAGCAAGGATTAGAGGTATTCAGCAATCAAACTTACCTCCAGATGATGTTCTTAGAGAAGATTTTTCTGGAAAATTTGCTGATGATATGCAAGAGATCCAAGATAGTGGAGAGATAGGAAGGAATATAGATAATGCAAGAGATATTGGTGTCAGTATTCCTCAAGGTCAACCAACTAATTATGTTCAGTTATTAAGAACTAATCCAAGATCTGTTGCTGAAGATCGTGGTCTGTTGAGTAAAACTCTATTAAAGAGTGGACAACGATTGCAGCCAAATGAATGGAAATTTTTAAATACAGATATTAAAGAAACAGCTCAAGAAGTTTCAGAGACATTAGGAAATGACATCTCTAAAGAAAATGTCTTATCTATTTTAGAAAGAGATTCGGCTTCGTTTAATGGAGCTGTTGAAAAGCTTTTAAGAGTAAGAGCTGTTTATCAAGTAAGTCATAGAGAGTTGATTAATAAAATCAGCGAGACATTTGATTTTATGCAGAGGAATGAAATACCTCAAGAAGTTCCAAATAAGTTAAAGGAAGATTCTTTTTATCTTTATAAGGTTTCTTTAGCTTCGGAAAGACAATATGACCAGATTAGAAATACATGGTCAAACATGGGTAAAGCCATGCAAGGCAGAGGAGCTGAAGATTTAGATCTTGATCTTATTTCTAAAGGAGCTGTGGAAAATATAGACGATTCAATTGATGCTCCAAATGTTCAGTCTGCATGGGATATGAATCCTGAAGACTTTAGTGAAGAATCTCCAATAGCAAGAGTTCTAGCTGCGGCTGATTTATTTAAGTCAAATAGAAAAGAATCTCTGATCCAGATGGAGATGGCTCTGGGAGATATACAAATTAAAGGTGTTGATATTTTCAAACATTACGATCCAAAAAGATGGAAAGATCGGAGGATGAGAAGAAGAATGCTAGGTGCAAAAGATTGGCAATTAGCAAATTTAAGATCGCAACTTTTAAATCTTAATTCTAATGCTTCTTTAGCAATCTTTGGCCCTGCTCGAAAGATGTATGAAGAGGCTGCATATATTCCTTATGGAACAAAAGATATGAAACCTTATATGGATGTATTGCAAGCTAATTTCGCTGGTTATGGTAAAGCAATAATGTCATTAAGAGAATCATGGAAAGAAGTTTTCATGGATGCTTTAACTAATAAATCACAACATTATGCTGGAGCTGTTGATCACTATGGTAAGTATCACGAAGACACGGCTATTAAGTTAGTTCATTTAAGAGATCAAAGAGATTACAAACCGAAAAGTAAAAGAGGAAGAATTAAACAATTATTGAATCCTTTGTATTACACGGGGAGTAGTTCAGCCGCTTTAAAATTATGGATTTATGAAAAAACTGGTAATCCAGTTGCATTAAGTCCAGCCTTAAATACTTTATCTGCTGTAGATAATGTCGCTGGATTTTTCTTTCATAATTATTCAGTAAGATTTGACCTTGAGATGAAAGCAAGGAAGTCAGGTGTTCAACTTGATTTGACAGATATTGATGGAAATTTAAGTAATCAAAAAATGTATGATTGGATAAATAATGAGATGGAAAATAATTTTTATAGCAATCAAGTAACAGAAGAAATGGTTAAACAATATCGAAAAGACAATGGATTAATGCCAGAGATGATGGGTGATGTAGAGATAGAAGATGCAATTAGAGAAGAGTTTGTAGCTAAGACTTATGGAGCCCCATTCATGAGTGCTGCGGAAGCTCAAGATGCTGCTCGTTTTAGTGAAGAATTACGTTTCCAAAATAAACCAGGTGATCGAAATTTATTGAAAGGGCCATACGAAGGATTAATGAAAATGAGGGAAACTGATTGGAAATGGCATATTCCTTTCCCTTATATGAACGCTCCATTTATGAGTGAAAGTATGGATTGGTCTTTTACTGGATTTGGGCCAATCAAGGATTGGTTTGATTGGGAGAATTTAAACCCAGCAGAGAGAAGAAGAGCAAAATCAAATGCAATTATGGCTGGTCACATTTGGGGGCTTTTTGGGTTGCTTAGTGCTACAGGAAATATTGTTGGTAATGGCCCTCCTGATTTCATGTTTCAGGAAAGAGCTGAGTGGTTAAGAGAATTAGAAGCAAAAGGTCAAAAGCCAAATTCAATTGGAGGAGTACCTTTGGTTGGTGGTATTCCAGTTATTAGCACACTCTTTTTACTTGAGGATTTACGTTATGCAATGCAATACGGAATAGTTAATTATAAAGATTGGCAATCTTATGTTCAGATTGCGTTTGGATCTTTAATGGGAAGCTTGACTAGGAAGACATCTTTAGGTGGTGTAAAACAACTTTTCGAGGCAGCATTCCCTGAAACTGCTGCTGGTAATAATCAAAAAATGTCAAGATATGCAGGTTATTTAATGCAAGGACAAATACCTTTGTCTGGGCCAATTAGAGAAGCTTCAAGATTATTTAATGCAAATCCAAGGCAAGTTTATAAAGAACGACAATTTACAGCAGAAGAAAAAGAATTATTTGAGCCTGGGTTTTTAGAAGAAAAAGAGAGGTGGTTAAGGAATGAAATAGCTTATAACATTTTCCCAGCTAGTCCTTTCTTTGGAGGTAAATTTAAAGAGAGAGATTGGTTAGGGAGCAAAATAAGACTTGCATGGGGAGAGAATGCAGTTCGTTATATGCAGCATAGATTTTGGCCTAGAGAACATCCCAATGACAAAGTATATGCAGAGTTAAATAGATTAAATTTATTAAATCCTCCAGGGCCATTAATTACTAAGACGTTAGAGGGAGTACCAATGAGTGATGACTTGCAACAAATATTTAATCAAACTTATGGAACAATTGAAGGAGATCCAGATACGGCTTTATTTAATATAAGAAAAGAGATACAAATAACTGCTGATACTTCACAATCTCGAATCATAGGGGAAACACAAGAAGAGATAGATAGGGGTAAACTTCTCGGTCAAAAGATAACAATACCAGGCAAAAAAGATAAAGATACATCATTAAATATGGGTAAGTTTTTAGTTAATCATGTTGTCTATACAGAAGAAGATGCCAAGAATAAGTTGATTCCAGCTAATAAAAAAGTAGGTGATGGTAAGACTGCAATCGAAGCGTTTAGATCTTTAATGAATGACCCGAAGTATCAATTGCTTAATAGGGCTAAAGCTACAACTACAGTTAATGAACCGTTTAAGTCGGTGAAATCAAGAAAACAAATACAAAAGGAATTGCCTTATCTTTTAATGCAAGAAATTAAAAATTATTATACCCAAATAACTATTAATAAACTCCGTCAAAGCGAAGAGCCTGCTGCTGTGAAATGGAAAGAACGTGCGGAACTATATAGTGCTACACGCCAACAGGAAAGAACAGATAATTCGTTAACAGGTGGAATGATACTCTCAGCAAATGAGGAAAAGACCAAGAGAATGATGAACGCAAGCGACCAAGAACTAGAACAAATGCTGCCAAGATAAAGTGATTCTTTGCAAATTCCGATTAAGCCTTACAATAAAGGCTACGTCCTCGTAAGAGTCCCGCAAGATGGCTGATACCTATGTGCAAGTTACGAATACTGGGCAGACTGTTTTTAGTTTGCCCTTTAGTTCTAATTATTTATTGAAGTCTCATATCAAGGTTTATAAGGGAAGAGATCTATTAGCAGAAACCCAAGATTCAACTTTAGTTGACGGAACAGATTATACATTTACGAGTGCAACGCAAATAACTCTTACTACTGGTCTTGCTGCTGGAGAAGAGTTAACGATTCAAAGGCAGACACCAAAAGATGCTCAGTTGTCTCCTTGGAGTGATGGATCAAATTTAACTTCGGAGGCGTTGAATAATGCAGATTTGCAGAATTTATATATTGTTCAGGAGCAAACAGATTTAAATGCTTTAGGAGCAGCTAAAGCTATTGCTGCTACTACTGCGAGCAACACGGCTACATCTACAGCTAATACTGCGAAGACAACCGCCGATGCTGCCAAGCTTGCAACTGATACTTATGTCCATGATGGAACATCTGTAAAAGGTGATGGAGTTGGTAGTAACCCTCAAGGTCTTGCTTATGGAATCACGACTGCTGATAATGCGAAGACTGCGGCTGATGCAGCGAAGTTAGCTACTGATACTTATGTCCATGACGGGACAAGCCTTAAAGGTGATGGTGTTGGATCTAATCCTCAAGGTGTTAAATATGCAGTTGATCAAGCTGCTGCTGCCAAGACTGCTACTGACACTTACGTTCATGATGGGACATCACTAAAAGGTGATGGAATAGGAGGGAACCCCCAAGGGGTTGCTTATGCTGTCACAACATCGTCAACAGCCTCAACTAACGCATCGTCAGCCGTTACCACGGCAAATAACGCTGACACAAATGCAACGACAGCTTTAAATAACTCAAGAGAATCGGATGGTGCTGGTGGCTATACAACAGCTATTGCAAAAGCAGGGACGGCAAAGACCACCGCTGATGCTGCCAAGCTTGCTTCTGATCGGTTAGTCGCAACGACTTCTGACAATGGTTCAACCTGGACGTTGACAGGTAACAACACTAATGCTTCTACAGATCCTAAAGGTGTTGGTTATGCCGTCACAACCGCCGAGACAGCTCAAACAACTGCAAACTCAGCGAGTGCAACTGCCACCTCGGCTCAAAACGCCGTTGCTGCTGCTGTTCTTTATTCTCCTGTTACAAATGTATCTTCTATTCCAGGTAGCCCCAGTGACGATGATTACATAGAAATTGCAGATAGCACAGGAATTGAATCATTCACTCCTCTAGCGTCTTTACCTACTGGGTTTACTGGTGATACTGGGTTAACAGTCAGACTTAAGTACACAACTTCAGGAACAACTTGGAATTATCTTTCTTATTTTGCAAATGATTCAGAAGATAGATATAAACCTGTTTTCGGAAAGCATGTCCCAACCCAGACAACTTATGTAGTTAAAGTTGTCACCAAGACTTCGGCTCACAGAGATCATGGCAGTGGACATAGTGATGGATATACAATAGGAGGAATTGAGGCTCCTCATCTCGATTTAATACCTGGAAACACTTATAGATTTGATCAATCTGACTCAAGTAATGCTGGACATCCAATAGGGTTTTATAAGACAAGAGATAAACATGGTGCTTATACAACAGGAGTTACTTCCACAGGAACCGCAGGGAGTTCAGGAGCTTATACAGACATAACAATTAGTGATGACACCCATAGCTTTTTATTTTATCAATGCCCTAATCACGCCTACATGGGCGGGTCAATTCATGCCAATAACGCAGCAGGTGAATCGGACAGAATAGAAGAGGATAATACTTCAGTTGTAGTTAACGATAATGGCACTGCAAGTACCTGTGTAGTGACCATTAATGGGTCAACTATTGGATCTTATCGTGTAGACGGTCAGCACGTTAATAATATTTTCACTTGTGGAATGAGTTGGGCACCAACCACAGGATTAAATTTTGGTGTTAGAGGTGATAGTTATACAAGCAATATTGCAATTGGGGATTTTACTTCTTCACACACCAATGTAGATGCTGCTGATATTAAATATGGAAAACTTAGATTTACGCACAACAATATATTTTCACAAAATGATGAGGGTGCTGCAATAGTTGAAGGTTGTTCAGCAGGTGCAAATACAAGTACTTCTAAGCCGTCGGGGTTAAAATTTTATACGACTCCTTCTAGTGCTACTGCTCCCGTAGAGCGACTAAGAGTATATAAAGATGGTCAAATAGGAATTGGTGGAGCAAATTATGGAACGTCGGGACAGGTATTAACATCTGCTGGGAACGCAGCAGCTCCTAGTTGGGCTGACCCTGCTGGAGGGGGAGCGACTGGAGGGGGTACCGATAAAATCTTTGTTGAAAATTCACTTGTCGTAACAACAGATTATACGATTGGAGATAATGGTACAACAAACAAAAGTGCTCATAGCGTCGGCCCTATAACTATTAATTCAGGCAAGACTGTGACAGTACCATCTGGGCATAGATGGGTTATCATCTAAGTGTATAGCTCTGGCAGCTTAAAACGGCTAAACTTCAGAGCAATAACTGTAATTTTTCAAAGTTAGGGAAAAACTATGGCTTATGGAACCCTCAAATGCGATAACATTGTTCACGATGATAGCGGTGATCAAACTCTTGCCTTAAATAATGTAGCCACAAAAGCATCACCAACCTTTACAGGGACGATTACAAGTACAGCAACCCTTAACCAAACAGGAGCATTTAATCAAGTAGGCGAATTTGATATTAATGGGCAATATAACCAAACGATCCCAACAGGATTAGCAACAACTGGGGCCGTATCTATTGATGCATCTTTAGGCAATTATTTTACTTTAGGTGCAATGACTGGAAATATAACGGGTTTTACTTTTACTAATCTGCCTGCAAGTGGAAAAGCTTATTCATTCACGATTGAGTTAACACCAAGCTCAACACCTCATACTGTTACTTGGACTCCTACTGTTGGAGGCGCAACTAAAAACTGGTATTGGTCAGGTAATGCACCAACTTTAGAAGCAAGCAAACCAATCTTGGTAAATGTTGTTACAGATGACGGTGGAGAAAAATTTAGAGCAATAGGAACTAAAAGTTATTCTGCTTAATCATGGATCCCTTAACACAAAGAATTTGGATGCCTGGTGGAGAAAGTTTCACAGATGCTTGTTGGTTTATGAATGCTGAATCAAATAGTACAGCCGCAGCTATAGGTACATTAGATCTGTATAACAGCTCGCCTACTGAGACGGCTTGGGAGGTTCCCCCTGGAGTGACAAGTGTTTCTATTGCTGTCATGGGTTGTGGTGGTGGTGGACAGCAATATGGCTCTGGAGCAGCTAAACCAGTTGCAGTTGGAGGAGGTGAAATGATGTGGGTAAATAATGTAAGTGTTACCCCTGGTCAGACTTTATATGTCCATGCTGGTTGTGGATACAGTCGAAATGGGAACACTTTATCTTATGATGGAACTTCGGCTGATGTAGCTAAATATATCAGTGACACCAGTGGTACTAAGACAAACTATACCAATGCAGCAGTAACTGATTATTCAAGAGCTTCATATGTTAGAGCTTGGGTCAGTGGTCATAAGTGGATAGCTTATGCGGCTGGAGGTAATTTAAACGAATTTGATGGTGGCAATAATGCGGGTGCTTATGCTACCGATAGCACAAATAAATATGCAACTTTAAGTAATGAGGGTACTGACTGGAGGCATGAACAAGGTGGTGATGGTGGAGGTATAAGTAATGAGGCTAACTGGTGGCTAAATAGACCCCGTGGTTCAGGTGGTGCAGCAGGTTACACGGGGTCGGGTGGCGATGGTGCTAATTCCACGGGAGGCGACGGCAATGCTGGATCGGGTGGTGGAGGTGGAGGTGGTTCGTCAGGCCCAATGCAAGGTAATAATCATGATCAATCTCGTGGCGGTAATACCTTTATGTGGGGGGCTGGTGATAACGGAATTGCTGGTGATTACACTAGTAATGATTCCTCTTATAAGGAAGAATCCGACGGTGGAGATGGATCAAAGACAGGAACAGGAGCCACAAATAATCCCCCTGATGGCTTAGGAGAAGGTGGTGGTGGTGGTTCTGAAGGATGGTCGCTTTATAATGGTCATGTTCCACAATATGACGGATGGGTTCGTATCGTTTGGGGAGCAGGTAGAACCTTCCCTTCAACAAATGTTGCCTACCCTGGGTAACGTCTACAATCCTTAAAAAAGGCTAATGACTGAGTACAGAAAAAGAGCAGATGGAACAGTTGTAGATTCAACTGATCTTTTTAAAGCTGCCAATAAAAACACTTCTTTCCCTGCGATACCAACAGAAGACAATTGCGATTCTGTAGGTTGGGATATTGTACAAACAACAACACCTCCCACTATCACACCTCCTTATCAAATATTTGAACGTGACGGCGTTGAGGAATCTGGAGGGAAATGGGTTGAAAAATATAAAATAACAACAAGAGATACTTCAACTGTTGATACAGAAAATGCAAAAATAGTTAGATCAGATAGAGATAAGCTTCTTTCTGAGTGTGACTGGACTCATACTTCTGATACAAAGTTATCAACAAGCAAGCTTGCAGAATGGGCAACATATAGACAAGCCCTAAGAGACATAACAAGCGATTCTAATTTTCCTAGTGGCTCTATTACTTGGCCTACGAAACCTAATTAGTTTGCATAGTTAATAAGAAGAGCTAGGCTATATCTACACGGCCGTAGAGTTTAATGCTGCAAAAAATCTGTAATGCTATGTCAGTAGCATCATTTGTTATGTCCTTAATGGTCGTAACTGCTGGAGGAGTGATGTATATGAAACGAGTTGAATTTATAAACAATATGATGCTGACTCTTCAGGATCAGATGATTGATGTTATTCAAAATCAAATAAAAATCCCTGGCAAAACAGGGCCAGCTCTACCTTTTTAATGAAAGAATATTTTTTACCTGGACTACTAGGAATAGGGCTGATTTCTAGTAACTTAATGTCCTTAACTTTGCTGTCTTCTGCAAACAAAGACGGCATACCCGATTTAGCTCGACTCCAAACGACTGAGAACTCGGCAAGTCAACTGCGATACAACCGTTCTGAGTCTGGTGATTTAGAGGTAGTAGTTACACATAATATGCACCAACCTAAGACAACTTTATTCTCTTCTGAAAAGACAAAATGGAATGGTAAGACTGACTATATAAGAAAGGAATATATTGCCCATCATCCTGTAGATAGTGCAAGGCTTACTTCTGAGTACTTGCAATGTATAAAGAATAAAGGCAGCGCAGAATCACAGGGAGAGATAGTCGGAACCTCGTTAGTTACAGCCACTCCAGCAGCTAATACTTTGTCTAATATCCCAATCATAGGTTGGATTGCTAGTGCCGTTGCAGTTAAGAAAGCAGGCCAGTTAGGGAAAGAGATAGGTGGCGATTTTGTAGATTGTTAAGTGGAAATTGAAGAGATAGGTATCAGGGAAATTCCTGATGCTTCTATTGATACAACAATAATTCGTACATCTAGCCCACAGATACCTAGCAATATAGGTTTCCCAGTTATTCAAATGCCTGGGTGTGTAAGAGCTAGGACTTTAAAAAATAAAAATCTTGTAGAAAATGATGAACGTGGAAATCTAATAATCTGCGACGGCAATGTACCGACCCTTGAAAGCATGGCTGTTGATTGGGATGGATTGTCTACTGTTGCTCCATTAAAACAAGAAACAAAAATAGTTCCTCCTACTCCTAATTTAAAACCACCAAAAACGAAAACTAAAAAAGAAGAGAATAATCAAAAAACTGAGAGTCTTTCTAAAGGTTTGGAGCTGCCAAAGGTTGACCTAACAGGAATAAACCAAACCATTGATCTTCCATGTCCTCGTCCTGGCTCTCCTCCTCCTGGTGCGGTTGGAAAGTATTCAACCAAAGTAGTTTTACGTTATGAAAAAAATGGTGATTTATGTGAAACCATTTATCAAGATAGAGCATTATTTGATGTCATTAATTCCTACACGCCTCCACCCAGTACCCTCGTAAATACATCGACAATAGCTATCAC